AATAATACACAAACCAGAACCTCCGTTTCCTCCTAGTGAACCATTAGTTCCATTTGAACCTCCACCACCACCGCCAGCGCCTGTGTTTGCTAAACCTGCAGTTCCGTTAGTTCCAGTACCATATCCTCCCATACCGCCACCACCAACACCGCCATTATTTCGGTTATATGGAGTTCCATAATATTGAGCGTGTCCACCACCGCCGCCACCACCAATATAGCGACGACCTGATACGGATTCACCAGTTGAGGTTGCTGAATGCCAAGTATCAAATTCGCTAGTTCCTGCTCCACCAAAGCCACCTTGAAATTGTCCGCTACCACCATCTTGCTGTGAAGGACCATATACTCCTCCACCGCCCATAGCCGCACTATTTGTAGAACCTCTTTGGTTAAGAGTATTTCCCTGAGAGCGGCTTCCACCACCACCATTCCAAATAGCAGGAATTAAAGATTCGTGTCCACCTTCTGAACCTCCACCATAAAGAGAACCAGAAGTATATCCGTCAGTAGATACTCCACCACCAGCAAATGCTGTTAACAAACTTCCAAATGTTGTGTTGTTTCCAACATTGCCTGCTTGATTACTACTAGTTAATGAAGATGGAGTGGTACCGCCTGCGCCAATAGTAATAGTGTATGCGCCTAATGCAGTTAAAAGTTTTGGCTCATAAACAAGTCCACCTGCACCACCAGCATGTGCGCCACTAAACTGAGCAGTTGAAGGGCTGGCTCCACCTGCGCCTCCGCCGCCAACCATTAAAACTTCAATAGTAGCAGGGTTATTAGCAAATAAATTGCCTACTGATAAACCAGATTTAAGACTTCTGACCGTTGCTCCCATTATGCAATCTCCACTCCGCAGATGTGAAAGTTAACTGAAGTTGCTGATGCAAGTCCAGTAATTGTATTTGTTGCAACTAACACTTGCTTAGCATCAATTACAATTGTATCGTTTGGTGCAATTGCTGAGGTTGTTGCAAAAGCAACTCCACCCAATGCTAGCGTGTAGGTTGCTGCTGCTGCTGCTGTATTTGTAATTGCAATGTTTGTTACAATTGTTGTTGTTGCAGATGGAGTTGTGTATAGAGTTGTTGATGATGTTGCTGCTGCTGTGCGAGCAAGCACTTTAGTTGTTGTAGCCATTATTTACTACTTCCTTTTCTTAGTAAGCGCCCATATAGGACATGATTTCGATTGCTGATATATCTACTGCTGTCCACTTCATGCCTGATGATGTTGATGTATCAACAGTCAAAACTGCATTATTTGAACCAAGTGTTAATAGTCCTGCTGTATTATCAGCAGTACCTACAATAAGGTCACCCTTTGCATTGATTAGTGTTTCTTGAATTCCAGATGTTCCTGGTACTCTGCTAATTGCCATTATGCTATCTCGCTTCCATAAGCATTAAATGAGAAGTTTGCTAATGATGCATACACTGTAACAACATCTGTTGCTGCTAGTGTAAGACCAATTGTAATTGTGTCTGTACTTGTACCAGGAAGTGTTGCATCATAAACAATGTAATGCTTTGCAGCCAATGTTTCTCCTGCTGGTCGTACAGCAATTCTATATGTACCAGCACCTGATGCTTGATTACATACCGATATTGTTGCTACGATTGTATTTGTAGCACTAGGTACAGTGTACAAAGTTGTTGCTGTTGTAGCCGATGGGTTTGTTTGCCCAAGGACTTTATATGTTGTTGCCATTGTTTACGCTCCCATCAGCATAAAGATACTTGGATTAGGGTCTGTTACTACTGCTGTCCATTTTAGGCCAGTTGCTGTCGTGCTATCTGAGGATAAGTAATATCCATCAGTTCCTACTGCTATTTTTCCAGCAACTCCAGAAGATGTTGCTGCTAGGATATCTCCCTTAGCAGTGAAAATTGATTGTTGAATTGCTGTAGCCAAATCAAATGCGGTAAAAGTAATAATCTCAAGAATATCTCCAGCAGTTAATGCTGCAAGAGATGTAATACTTGAGCCAGATGTAGCAGTATAATCTGATGTGCGAACAAGCAAGATACCATTTAGATATACTTGTTCCTTGCCAACCAGATAATTAAGAGTTAAGCCATTATCATCGGAACCAGACTTTGTAGTTTCTCCGCCAGTTGCTGTATAACGATAACGATAAATTGCTGCAGTAGATGATATAGAAGCCCAGGCAGAACCTGACCAGGCATACATAGCATTAGCAGCAGTGTCCCAGTAGATAGCACCAGTAATAAGAGCATTGCCATCATTATCTAAACTTGGTGGAGTTGCTTTAGCACCTAAGTAACGGTCATCAAAGTTGTCATAAGTTGTGGCAGCAGCAGCAGCACTTGCTGCAGCAGCGGTAGCAGAACCTGCAACTGTATCTACATACTGCTTAGTAGCAGCACCAAGATTAACTGATGGGTCAGCATTTAGAACCAAAGCACCAGTCATTGTAGAACCAGCCTTGAGTACCATAGCATCAAAGACTGTACCGCCTGCTTGAATTGCTGTTGCAATTTCGCCAAGAGTATCTAGTGTTCCAGGGGCTGAGTTAACCAAGTCTGAGACTTTAGTATCTACATAAAGTTTAGTTGCTGCATCAGCATTTGCTGTAGGTGTTCCAAGAGAAACAATCTTTTGGCTATTCATTGAGAATGAACCAGTAGGTGCTGCAAGGTCAGTTACCTTAGAGGTACGAACCTGTGTATCAAAGTCTGATACAGTACTTGCTGTCTGTGTGCCAGTGTGGTTAGCACGGGCTAGTGGGTCTGTTGCTAACTTGCTTAGTGCAATACCAGCAGATGCGTTAATGTCTGAGTTGACGATAGTTCCGTCTACCAAGTCAGCAGAGGTAATAGTTCCACCAAGTGATAACTTGCTGTAAGCAATACCTGCAGCAGTATTAATATCTGCGTTAACAATTGTGTCATTAGTGATATCTGCTGAAGTAATTGAACCTGCAAGGTTTAACTTGCTATATGCAATTGCTGCAGCGGAGTTAATATCTGCGTTGACGATTGTATCGTTAGCAATCATTGTGCTAGTTACAGTGCCTGTATCTCCAGCGGTAATGGCTGTGCCTGAAATCTTTGTCTTGTCAATTGCTGCTGCTGAGTTAATATCAGCGTTAACAATTGCTCCAGTACCAATAACTGTGGTTAGGCTTACATTGCCAGTACCATCAAAGGTAACTCCGCTTGCTTCTACATCTCCAGTCAACTGGAATGTACGACCAGTAGCAAGGGCTGTGGCTGTAGCAGCATTACCTGTTGTAGAACCTGAGGTTCCACTTACGTTACCAGTTACATTTGCTGTAATTGTTCCTGCTGTAAAATTACCTGATGCATCACGAGCCACAATTGCACTAGCAGTATTAGCAGATGTAGCAGTAGTAGCACTATTAGATACCTTACTAGCAGTTGAAATTGTAGCCAATTTAGTATCTGCAATAGCAGCACTAGCATTAATGTCAGCATTAACAATAGCGCCGTCTACAATCATTGCACTAGTAATTATATTTGTATCTGTTGTTTCCAAAACATTAGCAATGGTTAGCCCGTGTGCTGTGGTTACATTTTCAATATGTGAATTGGCTTCGCGATAGTCACGACCAATTGCCATGTGGCGAACTACTGCACCAGCAGAGTGAGCCTGACCAGTTGCTGGACTTGTATCAATAGCACGAACTATGGTTAGCGTGTTAGTGCTAACCGCGGTAACATCTACAATTTCTTCAAGGGCTGTATCTGGGTCAATTACTACAGTAAATGTTTCTCCAGCAGAAATGGTGATACCACCAAGAAGTCCGCTTCCAGATACGACTGTAGCCGAAGTAGCGGTTGAGTTGATTCCAGCAGTAAGAGTAGTTTGCTGCGAACGGGATGAGTATTTTCTAGTTGTCATTCAATCTTCCTATCGGCTGAAGTGAACTCGTGGCGGGTATTGTTGTTGTTGCGACATAATTTCTTCTGTTAAGCGTTGGTTATAAAGAGCAAACAGTTGACGGTACGCATTAGTTGCTGAACCAAAGGTACGCTTGTTATCTGTTTCATCAGCCTGTGGTGACTGTGCACCAGTACGGGCTGGGTCTAGGTATGCAATCAAACGATATGAAGCACCAAGAATTACAATGTCTCTACAAGACTCAGGTAGTCCAGTCTGTGTATTAAATGAAGTAGTAGCACTTGTAGATAGCACTGAAGGTGCGGTTGCATAAACAACCTTCACCTTACGGCCAGATACAATTCTGTCTCCAATAGTTACTGTCTGTGCACCCGTGCCCCAAGTTGCCTCATCTGGAAAAGAATCTAAGTCCCATCGCTTAATGCGAATCCATTCTTTACTAGAGCCAATATCTTGCCAGTGCATAGTTAAAATGTTTTGTATATTTTTGTTATCTAATTCGTATGTGTTTATTGCAGTGCTGCTGAATGTAAAACTTGTCTGCTTAACGGCAAACATAGAAGAACCCATAGCACGGATAGTGTCTTGAATGGCACGTTTTACAACGTGCTTAGGAAAAGTAGGAGAGATAGTTACTTTAGAACCAGCATCATGTGTAGCAGCAGTAGAACCCATAAAGCCTCGACCATAAGGAGAGACTGTTCCTGTATTAGAAATACGGTCTACGCTATCTACCCATAGTAGTTCGTCATCAATTTCAACGATACCCGAGCCAAGGCGTTGAGCATCTGCAACACTAAAGATTGTTGGTGCTGCAATAGTAGATGTAGTTGTAGTAATAGCAGCCGTTAAATGTGTAGCCTTATCTTGCTGTATTGTATAACCAGCAAGGTTAATTAACACCTCGTCCGTTAGTTCATTAAGTAAAATACCCATTACCACTTCACCTTATCTGCCCAGTAGGCTGCACTTAGTTTGCCTTTGGCAATATTCTTAGCATGCCTTGCTTTAAAAGATTTACGTCTTGCTGCATAGGATGCAGACTCATTAGCCTTCTTTGGAGAACCAGATACACCCTGCTGCCCAAAACGAATAGTCTTGACCTGAGTTCCTTCTTTAGCCACAACTACGTGTGACTTCTTGGGATGGGCAGGAGTACGCTTAGGCTTGTTAAAGCCTGATACACCAGCACGGGTTAATCTAGAATCTTTTTTCATCTGTATTTAGCCGTCTTCTTTGCAATAGATTTAGGTTGTTTAACGAACTGCTTACCAGCACTAGTGCCAGCACGCTTAGCAGCAGTAGTCTTTGCATACTCTGCACTGCTTAAAGCCGCTCTTGCTTTTTTAGGTAGATACCGTTCACCAGTAGCCTTAGCACCTTGAGTGCTAGGTTTACCAGATTTAGTACCCCAGTCTTCTTTAGTCCACTTAGACAAAGATTTTTGTTTAGTAGTTTTACTACCTGAGTAGCCACCACCAGCCTTCTTATAAGCCTGTGCTAATAACTGAGCCTTACGAGCAGACCATTGACCAGGATTACCACCTTTAGAACCAGACATAATCTGATTCTTTAAGCGTTCACGTAAACTTGCTTTGGTGTAGGCCATTATTTTTTATCTCTTTTTCTGAGCGTCTTTTTGAGCCTTGCGTAACAAAGCATCATATTGTGCTGGAGTATATTCTTTTGGCTTAATTACTGATGGCTTTGGCTTTGGTTTAGGAGTTGGCTTTACTTTGCCAATGTCTCGTAATCCAACTGTGCTGCCGTTAGGCAAAGCAACTACAACGCCAGACTTTTTTGTAGGAGAAGCCATTGGCTTTCTAACACCAGTTGAAGGCTTACGTGGAGCCATTGGCTTTGGTTTTGCCGATGGTTTCTTTTGCATTACATGCCGCCAAACATTCCACGCTTTGCAGTCTTCTTCATTGTCTTCTTAACCATCTTCTTCTTAGCGGTCTTCTTGACCATCTTCTTGCCTGACTTCATGGCTTCCATCTTGGCTGCCTTCATACCCTTAGCAGTGTATGCATATTCTTTTCCGTTTACCATTGGCATTATATTACTCCTACTTCTTTTAGTTTAGATACGGTATTGTTTTGGATTATCTTGCTATCACCCATGGTATTAGCATCAAATGCTTTACCCATGACATCAGATGCACGAAGTGCTTCCTGAATCTTTTTCATACTTGTACCAGCAGGTTGAATCCCATCAGCACGTGCTGCACGATAGGCTTCTAACTCACCGTCCCACTTCTTATTACTTACCATCTTCTGAGAAGATGAATCTCCTGGATTTAATTGCAGTCCTAAAATTTTGCACCCGAAGCAACCTTCAATATCTTCTGGATGGTCTAATCTATGTCTCATACCGTCTCCACTGTATAGCCTGCAGCCTCAAGGCTGGCTTTTTGACCAGCACTTACTTCATAGGAGTATCCACCAATGTATGCTTCTTCAGCAGCCTCTACTTCTTCTGAGGATGGATAGCGAAGTTCATAGTAAACTCCATCTATCTTCAAGACTGTGATACCTCTTACAAGTCTGAACTGCTCGAATAGACGGCCTTCACCCGCAGGGCCTTCGCTTACTGTAGGTGTTGTGAATCTGTATGCCATATAGCCTCCTAAGCCGTTTTATGGATAGAGCAGGGGTTTCCCCCTGCCCCACCCATCTAATTACTTAGATTACGGACGAACTGATGAAGCAGTCTCGATGCGGTATAGCGCCTCTTGACGGTAGATAGACCAGTTGATGATACCGTGCCAGCCGACTGGGCGGAAACGGTTCAACTTGTCAACAACGTTACCAAACTCAATGCCTGGTTCCTTCCATACTGCTTCAGCAAGTGCTTGCTGTCCTAGTACGTAAGTGTTGTAAACACGTGCCTTTGGTGTAACTGTAAGTGTGTTTGTTCCAACAGTTCCTGAGTTAGCGACAGACACTGTGAATGTAGTGTTTGTTGCACCAACTTCAATTGCTGTAATCAAAGCACCTGAACCTACGTTAGTACCTGAGATTGCATCTCCTACCTCAGCAAGACCACCGAATGCAGCGTTTGCTGCAACGATAGTAAATGCACCTGAAGCACCGCTTACTGCAGAAGCAGTAGCAAGTGCTGTTAGAGCACCACCTGAGATTGAGTTAGTCATGCGTGGTGTCTCAATGAAACGGACACCTTCCCATGCGCCTAGTTCACCAGCAAATAGTGGACCAACATTCTGGTACTCATGTGGTGTACGCCAGATATTGTTACCTGTCTCTGTACGTAGGTCGTGTGAAACTTCTGGGTGGATGTATGAAACATACATTCCGCCACGAGGAACAACATTGTTAGCACGCAACTTTGTTACAGCGTAACGAACATCGCGGCCCTTGAATGTGTCTGATGCTACGATTGTTGACTTAGCAGCAGTTGTTGAAAGTGAACCAGCAGATTCGCGGATGACGTTTGTACCTGCATCAAGGATAGCAGCAACACCATTGTCTAGTGTAGTTGCCATGTTAAATGCGACTGCGTTAGCAATCCATGGGTCAACATCAGCAAGTGACAGTAATGACAACTTGCGAGTTGGAAGCACTACGCGACCTAGTTCTGTCTGTGCGACATCTAGTGTTGTAGTTGCTGGTAGTGCTACTGCATCTGGGTCTACAGTTTCAGCGAGTGTTGCACCAGCAATTGTGGTGTCAGCAATATCGTTGTGGAACTGGAAACGGATTGAAGAACCATCGTGAGTTGGGTTTCCGATTTTCTTGTCCGCAATTGCGCGGAACTGTGGCACTGAACGCAAGTTGAGTTCAATCAACTTATCGTATGCCATAGTAACAAGATTGGAACCTAACCCAGAGGTTGAAGTTGAAAAGACATCGGCCATTTGGCGATATCCCCTTTCTAATTAGTGTGCGGTTTTTTATTGACCGCTGAGAATGGATATGATTTCTTCCTCAGATGAGGCATTTGCAATTAATCGCGCAATGTCTTCTGAATAAGCGGGAGTGTCAGCCGTTTGAGTAATAGAATCCTGTTGCTGTAAAGCACGTATGTTTTCTGTATCAACTGGCTTTTCTTGATTTGGCGTGTACCCAATTAAGTCACCATTCTCAATGAGCCAGTTTGACACTGCGTCTTCATTGATAGTGTCTAAGTCCTTAAGGACAAGACGGGCAGCCTTCGTGTTCACTCCCTTTGATTCAAGGATTTCTTTAACGGTTCGCTCATTGGATTCCTTAGAGAACTTCGCTAGTTGTTCTTCAAGTTCCTTAATGCGCTTTTCATCTGCTCGCTTGGCTTTGCGTAAGTTAGCGATACCATCATCGCCATACGAGTTTTGAGAACGGGTTAATTCGTTCTCTAGATTTTCGTTATCGTTCTCCCAGTATTGTTCGTTGCTCATGCAACATCACCCTTCATTAGTAGTTGTCGCAGACCGCAATCAGATAAGGGGATATTTGATTGGCTTCTGCTACCAGACTGTTACGCCTGACGGGGCTGGTATGTCCGTCTAGGGAATTTAAAATGCGCTAGATTTACCGCTACCTAGTGCGTTACGACCCAAGCCAGAGGTTCCACTAAATGAACCTACTTCTTTTTCGGCTAGTCTTAAACGCTTGCGCTTAGCAGATTCAAGTTGTGCAAAGACTTCTTCTTCTGCTGTTTTCTGACCGTAGTTAATACCTTCTTCAGAATAAATCTGACCAAGTTTTGTAGCAGTTGGAAGAACTCCGCTAATTGTTTCATAACCTTCTTTAGCCAGTGCTTTAGTAATACCCATACGAGCAAGGGCTGAAGCACTAGCCACGTCTGTTATTAGATTCTGCTTTAATGCTTCAGAACCAATCTCAGCAGATGTAACCTTTTCCTGTAGTTTAGGTAGGTTTTCTTTAGGGCTAAGGAAGTATGCAATTAAATCTTCATCGCCAATATTATAGAAAGCCTTTAAAGTTGATTTAATACTTGGTTCAGAGTTATTAACTCTAGTTACTACAGTATCAACTCTATCTTTAAACTCAGTAGCAGAGATATCGTTACCAATAATATCTGCCATCTTAGCCTGTGCTGCCTTACGGTCTGTTCCAAAGAAACCCTGTTGTCCATAAGCACGAAGTGTTTCTTTATAAGAGTTCTCTAGTTCTAGGTATGCAGCCTCTGACAATACGTTAAGTCCTGCAGCACGGCGAGTTTCATTGCCTGCAAATCTAGTTATGTATGCTTTAGTTTTGCGTAATTCTAAAGCAGCCTGTTCAGAACCTAAACCACGTTCCATGTATCCTTCTATTTCTTTTAGCAAATCTGGGTCATCTAAGCCATAATCCGCAAAAGTAGATTTAAGAATTGCGTAGGCATTTTCATCTACAGTTGTTTTGTATTTACGGCCAGAGGGAATAAGAATCTTAGTTGTTCCGTCAGAATAAATACCAATAACATTTCCATACTCATCTCTTTCTGTAGAAACTAAAGTTATGGCTATGTTATTATTATTGTTGTTATTATTATTGTTGTTATCATTATCATCACTATCATCATTATCATCAGTAGTAGATTTTTTAATAACAGGAGTAGTTGTTGGTGCTACTACTTTTAATCCAGGTCCATCTGGATTAGGAATAAGAGTGCCACCAATTAATTTAGCGGTTTCAATAGCATTGGTTTGCGCATCAATTTGCGCTTGAGTTAAGCCAGTATTTCCAACCTGAACACTTGTATATGTATCAACTGGTGGTACATAACCTGTTTCTCCGCGTGATGCGGCAGTAATACCAGCCATTGTTGTTGTGTTGACAGTACTTGATTGTGTGCTTGCATTTAAAATTGCTTGCTGGTCTTCTGCTGCTTTAAGACGTGCTTTAGTTTTTGCTAATTGTGCTTTAGCCGCTTTTAATAATTGTGCTTGTGTTTGTGCCATTATGCCCTCAATCCAAACATACGTAAAATATCATTTGCATATCCTGATGCTTCTTCTCTTGCACCAGGGGACTTTAACCACAGTGGTTTTGTCTTTGGATTAGTGCGAAGAAGTTTTTCATAATCATTTAAACTCATAACACTACCTTGTGACTTACCAGATGCATCCTTATTATCAAGGGCTAACTGAATATCTTCATCAAAAATGCTAACTGAATTATCTGCAATACCTAGCAACTTACCTTTATAATATGCAAACTGATTAGCAATGTCAGATACTTTAATACCCTCATCAATTAAGTTAGAAAGATTAGAGTAACGAGCCTTTGCTAATGTACGAATAAGTTGCTTTTGCTGGTCTAAGTTTCCTTCTGTTAAGGCTCCGCCTACTTTCATTCCTCCAAGAACGTCATTAAGAATATCGGTTGAAGTTCTTGATACACCATAGTCTGCTGCATACTGTTTGATTACTGTAACAGCCTGAGCAATACTACCAGTACCTTGAGTAATCTTTTCTAAAGGTGTACCCAATACATATGGTTTTAAAATATCTGCTTTAATTCTATAGTAGTCTTCTTCTGTTAAAAGAGTATTAACTGTTGTTGAAACAGAACCACTTATTTTAGCCTTGCGTGATGCATTTTTTTCTGCCAATTGAACAGCATTAAAGTATTTAGTCTTAGTATCTTCATCTGCATCTTGACCCAACATAGTAAAAAAGAACTCATTAATATCTTGGTCTGTTTCACTTTTTGGTGTAGATACTTTTTCAGTATCTATCTTTGTTCCACCAGTATATGCCGTCTTACCAGACAACCATGAGTCGTAATTAGAAAAATCAATTTGTCCATTAACTGTAAATCTTTGAACATTCTCAACGCTATGCTCATTGGCTGACTTTAAGATAGCCCCATTAAGTGCTGATTCAGAACGGGTTACATAATCCTTTTCACCCATAAAGCCACGCTCATAAAGCATCTTACGTAAAGACTCTGCGTTCTTTCCGTATGCACCCTTAACCCTAGCAACTGCTTCACTGGCATTTAAGATTTCTGAATTTTCAACATTAGGTGCAGGCCAAAAATATACTATTTGAAATTCGCCAGTTGGTTTACCATTGCTATCTAAGATACTTTGCTGAAGTTGTAGGTTTCCGTATGGGTCAAAGCCAACCTTTAACTTACCAGTAGCACCAAATAGTCCATTAAGAAGATTCTGAACTTCTTTTGCTTTAGCATTTTTATTAGCGGCTACAGCAGCAGCGGCAGCGGCACTAGTTTCTGCTGCCTTCTTGGCTGCATCAGGGGATTTGTACGTAGGTTCAGCCACTATATTACCTTTCTGGTGATGCGCCAACAACATTGCGGGCGTATGAGTTCAGGATTGGCGTGAAAATCAAACGGTTTGCTTCACGGATTTCTAGGTTAGAACGTGATAGTTCAAAGAGTAGTTCTGCTATTTCTTGTTTAGAAGTAGCCTTTTGTTCTTGATACTGGTACGCATTCTTTGCAAATGGATTTTCATTAAAGTCAATAAAAGAACGAATCTTTTGAATAATCAACTGCATAGATGCACGGGTGTCTTTAGCAATAGGTGACTTTGTTGAATTAACCGCATCTGCCAGAACATTTAATTGTTTCTTTAAAGTACCACGATTATCTGGATTATTAATTGCTTCTTCTAATGATGGATTAGAATACATTAGTAGTTGTCTATTACGTTCTGCTGCAGCAATAACAGCCTTACGTGCACCATAATCAGCAACATTAGCAAGGTCTGTTTTTTCCTGCTTAACATAAGCAAAGTATTCTTCTTTATCAGCAGCAGTCTGAATCTTTTCTAGATAATCTAATAGCCCAATTTCATCTACAAGTTCTTCTGCTTCCATAAATGTATAGATATCTGGATTGTATTCACCAATCTTTGGTGCAAACAAGTAACCAATTTCTTTATACGTATCTACAAACTGACGATTCTTCTGAACCCAAGACTTTAAGTTATCTGTCTTATTAATAAATACTTGCATTGCCTTTGTGTTACGTGGGACAATGTAGGCTAACTTTTTAGGATTCTTTCCAGTAAAGGTTGCTATTGCTAAAGCAAATGGGTCAGTTACATCTGGACCAGCATTCTTTAAAATACCATCATATATATCCCAGAATGAAGACTTGAAACTACTGATGCCAGTTTGTTTAATAAAGTCTGGTAATCCAGCAGTATCCTTAAGTGTTGGATAGGCAGGATTTAAATTACCTAAAATAAACTGTGAACCAAGAATGCTATTTGAACTTACTCTTAAAGCACGTAGGTATTCTTTCTTCTCTTGAGTTGTTGCATTCTCTGGAAGTGTGTAACCAAATGCTTGGTGATAAGCCATTGCCTGCATAACAGTACTTGTTTTTACACGGCTTGATTCTTGGTCGCGTGCAGCGCCCCATAAACCAGAGGCAAACATAGGCATTGCAATCTTAAACGCCTCACCTAAATCTGTGTTCTTGCCAATATGACCCATTGCAAACATATCTAACTTATCTGCAGCCCAGTTAGTATATGGAGATAGTTTATCTCTAAATGGAACTAGTGGTAAATCACGCAAGAATGCTTTTGCAGTTAGGATAGCCAAACCAGCCTGTGGTCCAGCAAAGGCTGGAGCACCAGCATCTGGAGCAAAAGATGGGTTAACAAGTCTGAACTTAAGAGCAAACTGTGTGGCTGTAGGAATTTTTAAGTATTCATTACCAGTTAGTTTAGCAAGTGTTGGATTAATAGCATTGTTAATAATAACATCTGTTGGGAAGATAACATAGTCATCTCCCTTTTCATCTGTATAAACAGAACCAGCAGACTCTAATCCCATATGTAGTAATCG